CCCTGATTACGAGCTCAGTCAACAGGGACCAAATGAACTTTTTGAAGCGCTTCGTCAAGCGCATCTACTGGTGCGGAGACCTCGACAAGGCCGGACGGGACGGGCTGGAAAGCCTTATCCAGTATCACGGATCCGAGTTCGACATCGTCGACGTAAAATACCCTCGGACGCAGGACAAGGACAAGGACCCCGGGGACTTCTGGCGTCGCGCTGGCGACAAGAAGTTCTCTGAACACTTTCGAAAGGCCATGCTATGACCGTTGTGCAGATTGCCGACAAGCGAGAGAAGGGTCCCGTGACCCGCGAGAAGAAGGAGAGGGCGGAGGCCCCCAAGGAAGTCCTCTACGACGACTTCCCCTCCGGGGAAGAGGTGGCCCGCAAGCTCATCAAGCAGTATCACACGCACCTCGCGACCGCGGGAATCGTGTACGCTTGCCGCGACAAGGCACAAAAGCGGTCCGGCGTCCCGTCGCCCGGGTACGTCAAGAAGCTTTCTCCCGAGCTCCGGTACGCCTTCGCCGACAAGGTGAAGGGGGACGAGCTGCCGCACTTCCTGCTCGTGATCGCGCTCGAGGTCTGGAACGGGATGGCCCCGAACCAGCGCACGGCGGTGATCGACCATCTTCTCACCCGCATGGTCGGCGAGGAGGACGAGAAGAACGGTCAGATGAAGTGGAAGCTCCGTCCGCCGGAGGTCCAGGAGTTCGCGGAGGTCGCCGAGCGGAACGGGAAGTGGAACCCTGAGCTTGAGCACATGGCCGACAGTCTCGAGGGCAAGTGACGTCTCGCGAGCCGTTCGATCTGGAATACCGCCCAAAGCGCTTTGCCGACGTGCTCGGCAACGTGGGCATCGTGAAGCTTCTCCTGAAGCGCAGCTCTACCGGAACTCTCTCCGGACGCTCCATGATGTTCGGGGGTCCGAAGGGCTCCGGCAAGACCTCCCTTGCCCGGATCGTCGCTCGCGCGATCGTCTGCGACAAGCTCTCCGACGGCGAGCCCTGCAACTCCTGTCCTGGGTGCACGTCCATGGCGGACGGTTCGGCCGACAGCGTCGACGAGTTCGACGCGGCCACTCAGGGGACGGTGGACCGTATGCGCTCCATCGTCGAGGACCTCGAGTATGGGACGGTCAGCGGCAAGCCGAGGGTGATCGTCCTCGACGAGGCACACAGGCTTTCAAAGCAGTCCCAGGATGCCCTCCTGAAGTCGATGGAGGACCGCCGCATCGTCGTTATCCTCTGCACGACCGAGCCGCACTCCATCAAGACGGCCATCCGGAGCAGGGTAGAGGAGTACCCGGTCTCATACCCGCCGGAGCAGGAGCTTATCGCCCGTCTCGGGTTCGTGTGCTCGCAGCACAAGATTGACTGTGACCTCGACGCCCTGGAGCTCATCGTCAGCCTCAACGCCAGATGTCCGAGGACGAGCCTCACGACGCTCCAGTCCGCGGCCCTCGTCGGACCTGTGACCCTGGCCTCGGTCAAGGAGATTACCCGGTTCGCCTCCATGGAGGGTGTCGTCCGGGCCCTGTGCTCCCTCCAGCCCAACCCCCGCGCGGCGTCCGTCGAGTTCGACGCCCTCTTCGACCAGGAAGGGCCAACCTGGGTCCGTGATCAGGTTGTTCTTGCCATCTCGAGCGCCATGCGGACGGCCTTCGGCGCCAAGCCCACGCACCCCGTCCCCCCTTCCTTCTGGCCGTCCCGCGGCGACGGGTGGCTTGCCACGGCGCACGCCCTTTCCTTGCTCGAAAGGCCGAACCAGGCGGACATCGAGGCCGTCCTATACTCCGGGGTCGTGTCCGTCCCGGCGTCCGGAGGTGGTTCCGTCCCCGTCAGGATGGTGGAGCCGGTATCGCCGCCGTCCCCGCCCGCGGAGCCCGTCGCGAGGTCGGTGGACCCGCCCAAGCCGGTGGACCCGCCCAAGCCGGTGGACCCGCCCAAGCCGGTGGTGAAGCTCGCGGCCGTGTCAAAGCCTGTTCCTCCCCCTCCCCCTTCGGTCAAGGTCGTGCTTTCGCCCGAGCTCTCCACTCCGCGGGTGCTCGAAGTCGACGGCGTTCGCTTCTCCTCCGACGAGGCCCTCACGTCCCTCGACAACAAGATAGAGCACGGTGGAGCTCCTCCTGGCCCTGAGCGCGGGCCCGACATCCGGGTAGAGTTCGATTCGGAATCTCTTCCGATGACGGAGAAGGAGTTTGCGCGTGGCTTCCTTGAAAGGATCAGGACGTAAGACACCCGCGAAGAAGGCGGTAAAACCGCTTGCCCCTCCCCCAGGACCTCCCCCTAAATGGGTTGTCGTCCAGCTGTCCTCCCTCGGCGAGAGGGAGAAGAACATCGAAATCATCAAGCGCGCTGCCCGGCAGATGCTCGGCAACGTCGAGATGTTCATTCCGGCCGTCGTCCAGAAGGTTCGGGAAGAGTCCCACACCATGGTCTACATGGACGGGTATGTCTTCATCCGCTTCCAGGACGGCCTGAACTACCTGAAGCTTCAGGACACGACCTACTTCAAGTCGGTCTTGTGCGCCTCCGCCGGAGGCGGGAAGAGGTCTTACTGTCTCCTCGACGATTTCGTCCTCGACGGCATGCGCGTTGGCGTCAAGAACCTTCAGACAAAGTCCGAGTTCGAGAACGGCCAGAACGTGAAGATCACCAAGGGCCAATTCAAGGGCCTTTGCGGGAAGGTGATGCTCGTCTATGAGGACGGCAAGAAGGTCCAGGTCCACGTCCCCCTCACCTCGAAGCCCGTCCTCATCGAGTTCCCTCCGAACTTTCTCGAGAAGAACCTTGACCCGGTGTAAACGTCGGGGAGGTCTGTCATGAGGCAAGTTGGAGGTGGAGAGACTCAGCGGAACGTCCTGGTGGACGTCAACAACCTCCTGTATCGCGCTTACTTCGCGTTCGTGAAGGACCGTGAGAAGAACAACCTGCGCCCTTTGACCGCCCGCCTTCCGACGGACGGCGGCGGATTTCTCGACATGGACACGGGGGTCATCCAGGGAAGCCTGAGGATCCTGTCCTCATGGCTCTACGACATCAGCCGTCCGACGAAGATTATCGCCTTCTTCGACGGTCTGCCGGCCCGTCGAACGGCCATCTTCCCGGACTACAAGAAGCGCGACAAGGACGACGTGAAGCAGAGTGTCCACATCGAGTCTGGCGAGTCGGTCGTGAAGCTCCGCGACGGGACCCCCGTCAGCGGGCCCGTGTCGGCCCTAGCCCACATCTTTCGCCTCATCGGCTGCGACGTCTACCACCATCCGGGTGAGGAGGCGGACGACCTGATCGCCACGTTCGTCCGCCGGGACTCCGAGGCCGTAAACGTCATCATGTCGTCCGACAAGGACTTCTTCCAGCTCGTCGGCGGCCGGACTGTCGTCTATCGGCCTGGGCCGGAGACTCCGAGGCTTCACGACGCCGAGCGCGTCGAGGAGACGATGGAGAAGCGCTACAAGGTCCGGGTGAAGCCGTCCGAAATCCAGATGTTCAAGGCTCTCACCGGTGACTCCTCCGACGGCATACCCGGTGTCCACGGGCTCCGAAAGAAGTCTGCCCACCCTATGTGCCGTCTCGCCTCGGTGGCGGAAGTCTACGAGTCCGGGATGCCCTCCTTTTCGAAGGGTGAACGCGACAAGGCTTTGGCCGCGAGGGCCCAGGTCGAGCTCAACTTCCAGCTCGTGAGCTTCTACGACCAGCTCGACCTGGCCGCCTGCCTGAAGCCGGAGATCGGCGACTTTGCGCTCGCCGCGAAGATCCTGCGTGAGGACCTATCCCTCACTGACGTAGATCTACTTCCATTCCGCGTGGGGCGCCATGCGGCGAAGGCGATCAACTCGATCCCAGACTGGCTTGCGGGCGTTTGATATTCGTCCGGTAGCGTATCCAACGGGTCAGTCCCGTGGGCTTCCAGCCAAGATACCAAGACGAATACTTCGACGCTCGACTAATCGGCTTTCGCGCCGGTTGGATACCAATACGTAGACAGTCGTCTTGACCGCTGGAGGTTAAATGTCTACGCATATCGCCCTGCAGGATCCGTCGAGCATGTCCGCGCGCTTCGGCAACGACCGGCGCCTTGGATATGACGCCGACAACGATCCGGACCTTCACGACCTCATCCTCGACCGCCTTCATCCGAAGGAGGAGGAGGAGCTCGCGCCGGAGGGTCAGAGCCTCAACTTTTCCGAGATCGAGCGCTTCCTGCCGCGAATACCGTCGCGCGAGGCCGACCTCATCCGGCTCTACTATCACAACAAGATGAAGCAGGAGCAGATCGCCAAGATCTTCTCCATCACGCAGGCGGCCGTCAGCTACCGGCTGCACCGCGGAATCAAGAGGATTCAGTTCCTCTGCACGATCCCTGAGCTCGAGAAGGACGTTTTCGACATCGAGCTCGGTCCGAAGTTCAACGATCAGGACCGCGAGATTCTCTGGCGCATGTACGAGACAACATGCCAGTCGGAGATCGCCAAGCAAATGCGCCTGACCCAAGGGCGGGTTCGGCACCGGTTCTTCCGCGCGCTCCAGAAGATCAGCCAGCTCATCGCCGAGGAGGCCCGCGAGAAGCAGGTCCAGGCTCAGATGCTCAAGAAGCAGGGGAAGAGCAAGGACGAGGTCGAGGCGGCCGAGCTCGAGGTCGAGCAGGCCATCGACAACTCCAGGTTCGGCAAGTACTGGACTGTGTTCTTCGCCATCTCGGACAAGCACTTCAACATCCTGCACGAGGTGTCCCTCCCGCAGTTCAAGGACCGCGGCGACGCCCAGATCATTACCATCGAGTGACGGACGGAGTTTGGAGACCGTCTTCCTTTGACTTCTTGTCCCCGGATCCCGGGTGATGGCTACAGGCGTCCGCGGCGGCGGCTTCGACTTCGACGTTTGCTCGGTCGGCGGACTGTGGCAATGGCGCGTCACGTCCAGCAACGTCCAGGGCGCGGGCCAGTTCTACCAGGTCGAGGATATACGCACACCCTTCGGCTCGCTCGCGACGGTCGACATTCCCATCCCCGGCGAGGTCATCGCGGCGATGGCGGAGTCCCTCTCGACCTTCCAGCAACAGCTTCAGCCGAAGATCATCCTCACAGGGTCCTCTGCCTTCAACGTGACGGTCACCGAGGGGGATCCGGTCCTCGTCATCGGGTCCACCACCTTTGTCAACGGTGGCGCCCTCGGCTCCTTCATGACCGTGACGGGCTCTCCGAGCTCCCCCTGGCTCGGGGTTGACCCTCCCTCCGTCGCCGGCATCGACAAGAACGCTTCGGGCTCCATGTCCGTTCGCGTTGACCCGCGCATTCTTCTCGCGACGGCCTCCCCATATCTCGGGCACGTCAACCTTCAGGACAACGCCAAC